ATTGCAGGGCCGATTGCAGGGCCGATTGCGGGGCCGATTGGAGGATGTGAAATGAGACCATATGAGATCAATGTTAGATTGCGGGGCCAATTGGAGGATGTGAAATGAGACCATGTGAGATCAATGTTAGATTGCGGGGCCAATTGCGGGACCAATTGTATGACCAATTGCGGGACCAATTATATAACCAATTGCGGGGCCAATTGCGGGGCCAATTGTGGGACCGACGGGGGACCCGATTGCGGGGCAAATTGTGGGACCAATTGTATGGCCAATTGCAGGGCCGATTGCATTACAGATTGGAGGATGTGAAATGAGACCATATGAGATCAATATTAGATTGCGGGGCCAATTGCGGTACCAATTGCAGGACCAATTATATAACCAATTGCGGGACCAATTATATAACCAATTGCGGGGCCAATTGCGGGGCAAATTGTGGGACCAATTGTATGGCCAATTGCAGGACCAATTGCATTACAGATTGGAGGATGTGAAATGAGACCATATGAGATCAATGTTAGATTGCGGGGCCAATTGCGGGACCAATTGTATGGCCAATTGCAGGGCTGATTGCATGATGTGGAATGAATACTTTGACGGTATATACAGGTATAAAGACATAAACAAAAAAACAGGAAAGAAGGAAAAACTCATGGAAATTACAGAAAAAATGATCGATGAAACAGCTGCACGTTGCGTTAAGTCCGGGCTTGATACTTTTTATGGGGAGAATGATGTCCCTTTTATTGAAAAACAAACTCGTGCGTATGTAAAAGAAGTGACCGGGGTCAAACTGAAAAAAATGCATAGTGTGCGGGGGATGCGGGAACTACGTGCTATAGGCTTGGATTACTCTATTTTTGATACGAGTTTCGCTCTCCGGGCGCACAAGGACTTTATGGCATTTGAAGAACTGTTCAGCTCGGACCCGAAATTAGACCAGGCGAAACAGGAGCTCAATAAAACAGTGGGGCTGACACAATGTTTTATCGCATTTTTCAACAATCACGATTTTGCGATAATGGACCCCCCAATTGAGCATCACATAATTAATGATTACCCCGGGACAAGGGATATGATGCTGCATAATGAAAATGGGCCGGCTATCCTGTATGCAGATGGGTCCTGTATGTATGCTCTGTGGGATATAAAAGTGGATGCCAGGTGGGTTACCACACCTGCGGATCAACTGGACCCTACGGAAGTTTTGTCCATCGAAAATGTAGATGAGAGGGCCGTTGTATTGCGACGAATGGGACTACACCGCGCAACTGATGGCGCCGGTATAATGGACGCTGTTAAAGCAAGTGATAACCCCCAGGGTCCGTACAAACTAATGGATTTGGGTCATCTTTTCGAAGGCAACAAAGCCGTGTTTTTGCAAATGACCTGTCCGTCAACAGGCAAAGTACATGTCGAAGGGGTCGACAATGAATGCTCAACAGTTCAGGAGGCTCTTAACTGGCGCTCCGGGACCAGAACAGGTAACTGGAAACCTGCTATTCTGGACGGTGTCCACAATAATGGGGGCCTTTTGGACCAGCGGCAACAGGGTGATCTGCATATGGAATTCCTGTTGAAACTCCCGGAAGGTGGAACTCTGAGAGCCGACAGGCAATTACAGGATGAGAACACCGTGATCCGCCACACCATCGCCACGGGGGATGTATATGACTTCGAAGGATATCAATGTATTGTAACAGATAGCGAAGGCTGTATCACACACCCTGAGCATAATACAGTGCACACTTTCAACGGGGTAACCCGCGTCTGGAACGGCAGGGAAGTAGACCATGTAAACAATATTGTACGAGATCTTCTTGACTGATTGGAGGATGTGAAATGAGACCATATGAGATCAACAGCCATTTGTATGGCCGATTGCGGGACCGATTGGAGGATGTGAAATGAGACCATATGAGACCATATGAGATCAACAGCCAATTGCACGACCAATTGCAGGACCAATTGTGGGACCAATTGCGGGTCCAATTGCGGGTCCAATTGGGGGGCCAATTGCGGGACCAATTGCGGGACCAATTGTATGGCCAATTGTGGGGCCGATTGCAGGGCCAATTGCGGTACCGATTGGAGGATGTGAAATGAGACCATATGAGATCAACAGCCATTTGTATGGCCAATTGCAGGACCAATTGTATGACCAATTGTATGACCAATTGTGGAAACATTTGGATGGCCGATTGTGGGACCGATTGTGGGACCAATTGCGGGTCCAATTGCGGGGCCAATTGCAGGACCGATTGTGGGTCCGATTGCGGGTCCAATTGGGGGACCAATTGCGGGTCCAATTGGGGGGCCAATTGCGGGGCCAATTGGAGGATGTGAAATGAGACCATATGAGATCAACAGCCATTTGTATGGCCAATTGCGGGACCAATTGGGGGGCCAATTGCGGGACCAATTGTGGGGCCAATTGTGGGGCCAATTGTGGTACCGATTGGAGGATGTGAAATGAGACCATATGAGATCAACAGCCATTTGGATGGCCGATTGCGGGACCGATTGCGCGACCAATTGTGGGACCAATTGCGGGTCCAATTGCGGGGCCGATTGCGGGTCCAATTGCGGGGCCGATTGCAGGGCCGATTGCGGGGCCAATTGGATGGCCGATTGCGGGGCCGATTGCGGGGCCGATTGGAGGATGTGAAATGAGACCATATGAGATCAATATTAGATTGAGGTACCGATTGGAGGACCAATTGTATGACCAATTGTATGACCAATTGTGGAAACCTTTGGATGGCCGATTGTGGGACCGATTGTGGGACCAATTTCTGGGCCAATTGCAGGACCGATTGTGGGATGTGAAATGAGACCATATGAGATCAATATTAGATTGCGGGACCAATTGTGGTACCAATTGCGGGACCAATTGTGGTACCAATTGCGGGTCCAATTGCAGGACCACTTGCGATACCAATTGTGGGACCAATTGCGGGACCAATTGCGGGACCAATTGTGGGACCAATTGCGGGACCAATTGTATGGCCAATTGGAGGGCCAATTGCAGGGCCAATTGTGGGGCCAATTGCAGGGCCAATTGCAGGACCGATTGTGGGATGTGAAATGAGACCATATGAGATCAACAGCCAATTGAGGACCCGATTGTGGGGCCAATTGGATATGCAATTGTACGGCCGATTGCAGGACCCATTGCGGGTCCAATTGCAGGACCGATTGCGGGACCAATTGCGGGATGTGAAATGATAATAATTTTGGTTTGACAAGATACATGTACACTGTCACAATAGCTAACTGTTTTGCAAGGAACGCATGATTAATTATTATTTGTCAAGAGGGTATCGCCTAACGCCGTTAACAAAAGGTACTAAAAAACCTATGTCCAGAGACTGGACCAGGGCGGCACTTACAACTCAAAAACAGTTAGACAGATATCCGGGATGTTCCTTCGGCTGGGTTCTGGACGCTGACCATCTAGTCATTGATGTTGACCCCAGAAAAGGCGGACTGGAGGGGTTCCGGAAGATAGCGAACCGGTACGCTAAAGAAAATGGTGTGAAGATCGGGCAGGATTTTCCAATGGTGAAAACTCCCGGCGGGGGAATCCATGTATATACAACGAAACCCGCTGGACTAAAAACACATAAACAGTTGGACAGTATATACAAGGGTATTGATTTTTTATCTATTGGTGCACAGGTTCTCACCGCAGGGGCAAATCACCCGTCCGGGGGTACCTATGAATTTGTTAAGGAATCCCCCTGGGGGAGTGGTCCCGTGCCTGCGCCCCAATGGCTTCTGGACGATATTGCGAAGAACATTGGCGATACCACCCTATCGAGTACAGGATTAAAAAAAGCCACGGACTCTCAGATTAAAGGGATGCTGGAACAGCTCATTCCCGAGGACTTTCGGGACCATGAAACCTGGCTGCAATTGATGCAATCCGTGCACGATGCAAGTGGTGGTGGTGCCCTCGGGGAATTTTTGGAGTGGTCCACCAGTGATCCGGAGTACGCAACCGCCGGCGATGAAATAACAGAACGGTGGAACTCGCTGGAATCGGGTAAAGAAGGAAACATTACAGCGGGCACGCTGTTTAATTTTGTGACTGCACGGGGCGGTACCATACCAGCCCCAACAACTCAAGAGGAAGCCGATACAATCCCTGAGTTGCCTGTCAACCTACCGGACACTGTTGGAGATATCGTACACGACGGCCGTGATTTCCAACAGTGTCCAGTATCCTTTATTTTTGAACAGGTAAATAACCTGCCGCGCAATGCAACGCTTGTGGACCTGCAGTCGGTTTTCAAAATGCTGGCGAATGTATCGAAGCCCGATAAGAACAGATTTCTATCTATCATATCGAGGAAAACAAGGTTTAAAATATCCGACCTTCGGGACCAGATGGTCCTGTATAAACGAGATTCCATAGGGTCGAATGATCCTGCTTACGAAGTAACTGACATTGTATTAACTAAGCATTTCAAGTCTGACGACCGAATCACCCATGCTGCGGACCAGTTATTTTGGGTATATGCGGCTACCCACTGGCGCCCATTGGCTTCAAACATGGTACAGCATTATCTGTTAAAAGCATCGCAGGAATGGCTAGCTCAACACCCTGAATCGCGGGCAACTATATCGGGTATGATTGCCCAGTCGGAAAAACTGTTGAAAGCCCGGCTTGCGTCCGAAATTGAATTTTATGGATACAGTGGGTCTAATAGCCATACCATTATTAACTGCCAAAATGGGGAACTGCATATTGACTCAAAAACAGGCAATTTTGAACTTGAGAAACATGACCCGGCTTCCTTGCTAAACAGTTGTCTGCCAGTTGCATGGGACGCTGATGCAAAATGCCCTGGATTTGATAAATTTCTCATGGAGGTTTTTGCCAATTCGTCGGACCCGGAGTTAGTGGTCCAACACCTCTGGGAGTTAATTGGGTATACAATACAGCCAAGGAAGGACATAGCAACGTGGGTGTTGCTGACCGGAGAGGGCGCCAACGGTAAAACGACATTGCTTAATATCCTGTCCGCTCTTTTGGGGGACCATGTCCTTTGCGCTGCAATACCGGACATTGTGAGCGACAAGCATGGGATGGCCTGCCTTCCTGGCAAATTGATGATGATCGATGAAGACTTGAATACGAAGTACAAGCTACCCGATGGGTTTTTGAAGAAAACATCGGAGAATAAAACACTTACTGCCAATCCCAAATTTGAAAAAACATTTAGATTCGAGAATACCATAATCGTGTGGATGGCATCGAATGAGCTCCCATCCACATCGGACGTCAGTCATGGCATGACCAGAAGAGCGCAGGTGATTCATTTCGGGCGGACATTCGCGCCGGCAAAGCAGGACCGTGGCTTGTCTCGAAGAATCATCCGGAGCGAGATGTCCGGCATTTTGCGAAGTGCTATCGAGGGACTGCAAAGGCTCCGGTCCCGTGGTCACTGGGATCCACCGGGGGCAATAAACAATGAAAAACGCCGGTGGGCATCTCAGGGATCGCCCGTTGCGATGTGGACGCACTCAATGTTCAAAACCACAGGTAACGATGGGGACACGGTACTGTTTCGAGATGCGTACTCACATTTCCGTCTTTGGTGCCAGGAACAGGGACTCGATAGGCCCATGACCAAGCCGTCGTTTCGCAAATCTTTGGAGTCAACAGGGATCCCAATACGCAACGGGGCCGGTAACAAATTGATAATCTATGGCGCCGAGCTGGCAGGCATAGACGTTGACGGGGATATGTGAAATGCAACTACCGATCTTATGGGATACGTGCCTCGTATCGAACTATTTGCGCGGGATAAAAAAGAGTGGTGGGACTCGTGGGGCAATGAGATATGAAAAATTTGCGTACCAGCCTCGCAAACTTTGCATACTTTACGAGGCTATTTTACTGAGTTCTCCATTTTGCTATGCAAACTTTGCATAGTCAAGTGTCTCGACCATTTTGGAAACTCAGTAAACACGCGGTTTTAAAACTGGCACACGCGTTGCATTGTTATCATGGTGTAACGCAGCAAAATAGAAAATATAAAACAGGAGATAGAAAAATGGGGAACGCTGAAAAATATATCAAAAATGTGTATCTGGTAGAGGGTGACAACTTCCGATTTTTGTTCACAGCTACAACTTACGGCGAACGCTGGAGTGGTCCCGAGTATGTTGTATTTATGGACTGTCAGACACAACGCAGGTATACGGGACTCCTGTCTCCCACGGGTAGAATTGCGGTACTCAGCATTCCGGGGACGTCCGTTAAACTGAGCATCAAAATGGATAGTCCTTTTCTTTCGAATGGCAGGGGGTGAGATATGGAATTTAAATACATCATGTTTGACAAAATAAAGTACGTCTTGTTTCCTCCTTCTATTGAGCATGTCCAGATGAGGGATGCCCTTAGAAAAGAGCTTGGCGCATGTAATGTAACAAGTGCGGCCTTTGTACAGTTCACCACCCGCCCTGATGGCGAATTGATTGTTGATTGTTTCGGCCATAGCAATTCACTCGGTATTGGATTTGGTGAGAGAGACGCGAAAATTATCCACAACATGGCGGTAAACACCGTTGGTTTCGGGGCAAGATAGAATGCGGACGATAAAAGGAATCATCGATGAGGATGAAGAGGCCTATACAAACGAAGAAATTTTTAACTTTCTTATCAAGGAAATTGGCCCTGAGGGTGTGATCCTTATGTTACGGGGTCACATAGAATCATGGGTTCCGAGTGATGCGGTGAGAAAATTTAATAAGCACAGTATTCCGATATTTTAAAAAGCAAAAAAAAAGAAAGAAGGAACAAAATGAAAAAATTAATCGCTATCGCAATTCTGGTTTCGATGATGTCAATCGCCTGTGAAGGTTATGAGTCATCATCCGTTGGCTGTGAGTCTGTATATGATGAGGGTTATGATGCAGCTGTGCAGGACACCCCGGTCCAAATTATTGAAAAAGAAATTGAAACATTCGTTTTTGACACGGATGCGGAGCTGTATATCGGCGAACTGGAACAGGGAAATGCCGATCTGCAGAGCGTCATTATTGGACTCCGAAGAAATTTAATCGATGAACGGGCAACGTCTGCGGATGCATTGCTACGATGTGAGATAGACCGGCTGAATGGCGAATGAGAGCGAGAAAAAAATGAACTTTATATTTGACGGAGCATATAAGGTGTTATTGTCTGACCTCGTAGAACAGGCAATCCCAGTTGATGGATACTCATACCCGGGGGTGATGGAGTCTACTGGGGTAAAGTTAGACAACTTGCAGGGTTTAGTAACCAATTTACTCGAAGCATTGGCAGGGACGGTGTTTACACCTGAACAGATACTATCAGTATTACAAGTGCGGGTCATCGATATAAACGACCTGCCATATGATTACAGAGAGGGACTTGATAGTATACCCTTTGTACCAAAAATAACAGTCGAACGATGACATGGTATTACATCAAAAAACGGGATTGCGTGAGCTCGCCCTCTTTGCCGGTGCCGGCGGGGGAATACTTGGGGGACTGTTGCTCGGGTGGAAAACAGTGGCGGCCGTCGAGATTGAAGAATATCCCCGGGCCGTTTTACTGCAAAGGCAGCTTGACGGAATCTTACCACCTTTTCCTGTTTGGGATGACATTCGAACGTTTGACGGGCGCCCGTGGCGGGATGAAGTCGACATCATTACAGGTGGATTCCCTTGCCAGGACATTTCCGCCGCAGGAAAAGGGGCGGGACTGTCAGGAGAACGGAGCGGATTGTGGTACCACATGGCCCGAATTATTAGCGAGGTGGGACCTAGACATGTGCTTGTGGAGAACAGTCCCGCCCTACTTAAAAGGGGGATTGGTACCGTCCTCCGTGACTTGGCCTCAGTGGGGTATGATGCGCAATGGGGTGTGCTGGGTGCAAGAGCCTGTGGTGGACCAATACAACGCAAGCGCCTTTGGATTGCCTGCACCCACAAAGAGCATGGGCAAAAGGGGCTGGGGGATATCCCGGACAGGCCGTCGGCGATACAGCAAAGAATTACAGGAGAATGCCCTGAGTTTTGGCTACAAGCCCCGCCCGTCAGTTTTGGAATGGAGCATGGGATGGATTCCTACGTGGACCAGGTTGGCGCCATTGGCAACGGACAAGTTCCGGCGGTGGTTAAACTCGCATGGGAAACCCTGAGCAAATTTTAATGCGCAATAATGCGCCCCTGGTGTCGCACCCCTCCCCCTGGGAATGCGGCACTGGGTCTTTTAATTGGTAAAGGATAGGTTCAATAATGAGTAAGAAAATAATCAAAAACAGAACAGAAAAATGTGGTTCCTGCGGGGCGGAGTCGGGCGTCCTTACAATTTCATTGCCGAAAAATGTATTTTTGCGCCCACGGACAGAGAAAGAATCAAAAATTTGGGGGATAAAAAGTAAAGCCAGATCGCTTACTGCGAAGGATATTTTCACGGATGTACAAAATCGCCGGGTGAATTTATGCCCTGTGTGTATTAAACCATTACAAAAACAATTTGGCCCCGAAAATGTAGGTGGATGGGGTCAACAAACGAAAGGTAAAAAACGATGATTTTAACGGTACAACTGGACACGGAAAAAGCGCAGGACCGCGCTACACTCAACCTTTTGCTGCAGGCAAACGTTGCAACGCAGCAAAAAGCACAACAACCACAGGTAGCACCTGTGCCCAAACAGGAAGCTCCGCCGATAGAGCAACCTGAGCAACAAAGCCCCCTGGAAGAAAATGCTCCAGAGGTGGACGCAGGTGGTACCCCGGAAGTAGATGCTGATGGCGCCGAATGGAATGCTGAGTTGCACGCCTCTACAAAAACAAAAACACAGGATGGTCTTTGGACAAAACGCCGACAACGCAAAGGTACTCCAAAAGCAGTGGAGGCCTTAAGGAACGAAACCAATGAGGAACCACCCGCTGGTCAGGTGTACTCACTGGTGGACCTCAAGGAAGCTGTTACCAAACACGTGGGACAATGGGGAATTGACCGCACAAAACAGATATTGCTGGAAAATACCGGGTCGGATCATCCGGGGACGATCCCCCCGGGTAAAGTCTCGGTTGCAATTGAAGCGCTTAAAAATGACAAAGGGGGGAAGTCAGAAACCATCGATATGTCGGATTTCTGTTAAAATGGGCGATCAAAACAAACATTTCCCGTTTTCCGCATCGGGGTCCAAACGCTGGATTAACTGCCCGGGCAGCTGGCAACTGGAGAAAATGGCACCAGTACAACCCTCGGGCGACGCCGCTCGGGTAGGTACTGCAGTACATGCGATGATTGAGCATTGTTTGGAAGAAAATATGAACAACGCCAGCTCATTCGCAGGGGTTACCACCTTGTTGGATACCTCAGGGGATTTTTCCCGGTGGTTGAAACCCGGCGAAAAAGACTCGAATGGTTACACGATCCCGATCACGGATAAAATGATGCAGGATTGTGAATTGTGCGTTGACCTCGTTATCAAAATAATGGACCAACATCCAGATGGCGAACTTTTTACCGAAATGAAAACAGTACTGATCCCGGATAAAGTGGGTGGGACTGCGGACGTTGTGATCATTGATGGGGACTGGGCGTGTGTTATTGACTACAAAAACGGGGTAACTCACGTCGATATTGATAACAATACTCAATTGATGATCTATGCCCTTGGCATCCTGGAAAACTGCAAATCAGCGGGATACGTTAGAAACTGGACTCTTGCAATTGTGCAACCGAATGACTTTACTGATTCGCGACCAGTAAGGACGTGCAAAACGTCAACTTTGGAACTGGAAGACTACTCAGGGTATGTGTGGCGCGCGGTGTCAGACTGCGAAGTGGTACCTATGAAATCGCAGAACCCGGAGGATTATTGTTCCGGTGATTGGTGTCAATGGTGCAAAGGGTCGGCAAACTGCCCATTGCAAAAACAGGCCCTGTTGGTCACAGCTAACAAGGACCTCCCGGACCTCCCGGATTTTGGAAAGGAGCCCGTGGCGCCGATAGCCGTCGGTGAATTGAATAACGAACAGATTGCGTGGGTAATGGCCCAGGGGGCAATTGTGGAGAAGTACATTGGCAACGTTAGAAAGGAAGGACTGGCACGAATGGAGCGGGGGGAAAATCTCCCCGGGTTTAAATTGGTCGAGTCACGAACACGCCGGGCAATATCGGATCCAGAGGGTTTAGAGCTTGCTGCAGAGGAAAATGGCTGGGAGATTTGGCAGAAGAAAATTGGCCCCTTGTCCCAATTGGATAAACAGGTACCAAAAGTAGACCTTGCTCGGTTTATCTCAAAGCCGAAAGGGAAAGCTACATGGGCACCCGATACAGATAAACGCCCGGAAATTAAAAATTTATTGGACGGGATTGACGAGGTGTAACTATGCAACGAACACATTGTGACCGCTGTGATAAGGTAATGCAAAAAGAAAGGAGAGGGTCAAAGGGGGAGAAGGACTACGGATAAGAAAACACACGGGTCTCGGGGCTCCCCATGGCGAATTTGAGGAACCCTGGGACCTTTGCGAGGGGTGCAAAGAAAAATTACACAGATTTATGAAAATGGAGAAAATAAAAAATGACAAATGAAAATGAAGAACTGAAAGCATTACAGGCGAAAGTACCTTATAACAAATTGAGCGAAACAACGATTGTAACGGGTGCATACCGGTGTAGTTTCCCTGAGATTTTCGAGCTCAAATCGAGTGAGCGCTTTCCTGACAGGAAGCCGGAATGTTCGATTACCTTGCTCGTGCCCTATGGGGACCCAATGGCGAAGGAGCTTGCCAGGATGATCAAGAGCGCCATGAATGCGAAGTTCCAGGGGAAAGTCCCTTTTAAATGGCGTAACCCGATGCGTAAGGCGGATGAATTCGACCCGGAAAAATACCCGGAGTATGAAGGCCATTGGGTAATTAAAGCCAACAACAAACGTGACCTGCCCGCTGTATTCGAAGCGGCCAAAGATGCCAAAGGTAATCTGATCCCAATCACGAACCCACGGGAAATCTACCCTGGTTGCGTTGTCCGCGTGAAGTTTGACGTATACGCATACAAAGGCGAATTCGAAGGCGCGGGGTTCTCGCTCCGCCTTGTCCAGAAAATTGCCGACATGGAGCCCTTTGGTAATGGCGCCGGCAAACAGGAAACAGGGGATGACCTCGGTGATCTCGACCTTCCTGCAACTGCGAAAAAATCAGATGAAGCGGATCCATTCGCGGATTTTGGGGAATAGATAACTAATGTACTGTGTAATAGATTTCGAGACACGAAGCCCGGCGGATATTGGGAAAGTTGGCGCGTGGAACTATTCAAAACATCCGGAAACGGAAATTCTTTGCGTGTCCGTTTGGGACTCGGTCTCGAAGTCTGTTCGCACCTGGCGAGTTGACCCATTTGGGGAGGCCCCTGAGTGGTTTGTAGACCGGTATGAACAGAACCCGATATGGGTTGCACATAATGCATTTTTTGAAATTGCGATGTGGGCGAACAACCTGGCACGAAAATTTAATCTACCAAAGCCGCCTCTCAAAAATTGGCAGGATACAAAAGCTATTGCTCTTACCTGGGCGCTTCCAGCATCGTTGGCAGGGGTTTCCACTATTTTGGGGCGAGAGGAAAAAGACAAAACAGGGCATAAACTGATGATGAAAATGTGCAAGCCCCGCAAGCCATCAAAAGCGAATCCTGCGAGATATCATTGGACTGATGAGGACTTTGATAGGCTTGTGGATTACTGTGAACAGGATGTAATTGCAACCAATGCAATCCTGCAGGACCTTGGAACAATACAAAAAGTGGATCGTCTCATTTTTGAACTGGACAAACAGATTAATCACAGTGGTTTTTGTATCGACGTTGAGTTGGTAGACGCCGCTGTCATAATGGCCCGGGGATTGTTGGAGGACGCGAAAAAAGAACTGGCTGAGATTACTGGTGGTTTTATCCAAACCCCGAACCAGCATGCCCGGTTTAAACAATTTGCATTATCTCATGGGGTGCGAATGCAGAGCACGGATAAAGCAGCGGTTATCGAACTGCTGAAAAAGAGTAACATACCCGATGTAGTTCGCAAAGTTTTTGAAATTCGCCAACTTCTTGGGATGTCCAGTGTTGCGAAATATGAAAAGGCAGCCGCGCAAGTTGACCGTGATGACAACCGAATCAGAGACGCCTTTTGTTTTCATAAAGCATCTACCGGCCGATGGGCCGGGCAAGGATTCCAGCCGCAGAATTTACCTCGGGGGGCGTTGAAAATTGAGGACGATGATCAGGAGCACGTAACCAGAGCGGTAAAACGACAGGACTTGAAGTATTTAAAATACCGATTTGACAGTCCAATGCAGGTACTCAGCGACCTGGTACGATCTGCAATCGTGGCACCCAAAGGAAGCAAATTCGTAGCGGCGGATTTTGCAAGTGTGGAAGCCCGGGGAGTCCTTTGGCTGGCCGGTGAACGGGTGACTGTTGAGATGATGCGCAACGGCGCGGATATATACAAGGAAATGGCCACAACGATTTTTGGAAAGCCCCTCTCAGAGATAACGGATTTCGAAAGGTTCGTTGGTAAAACGGCGATACTCGGCTTAGGTTATGGTATGGGCGCCCAAAGATTCTCGGAGCAAGCGGACGTTGACATAGCCTTGGCACAAAAAGCGGTGGACTCGTACCGGTCCAGATTTGCAAAAGTGCCGAAAATGTGGCGGGGTCTTGAAACCGCTTTTAAAAATGCGATTGTGACGGGCAAACCGCACACATCATATGGGATTACCTTCTATCGCAAAAAGCCCCGTGTTATCGCGTGCAGATTACTATCGGGTCGAGAAATACATTACTGGGATTGTCGGATTGACCACGGTGAAGGCATCACATACAGCACTGTTTCGGGCACCTCAGGAAAATGGATTCGTACCAGTTCATGGGGTGGGAAAATCGTGGAGAATATTATCCAGGGGGTATGTTCTGATTTGCTTAGACATTCAATGCTGGCCATCTCGAAAAGAGCCAACTGGGAAATTGCGATGACTGTACATGATGAGATTGTTTGTGAGACTCCGGACACAGATTTTTACAATGTAGATAAAATGGTTGAAATTATAACACAATTACCTCCATGGGCGAAAGGATTCCCCCTGGCCGCCGAAGGTTGGGAAGGTAAGAGGTTTAGGAAATGACAACAGGAAACACAAAAATGCACACTGATTTACTCGTTTACGTAGCAGGCCCTTACCGGGGCAAGGTCGATCACAATGTAATGATTGCGGAACAAAACGCGGCGCGAATGGCTGTTAATTCGATCGGATTTATTTGCCCTCACAGCAATGGGAACCCCCATGATAAACTTGGATTGCCGGATCAATACTGGATCGAATCCACAATGGAGATTATGCGACGGTGTGACGCGCTCCTGATTGTAGGCGATTGGGCAAAATCTGAGGGCACCATCGGGGAAATACAGGAAGCGAAACATCTTAAAAAGCCGGTATTTTTCCATTGGGTCGAAGTTGTCCAGTGGGCAGAGGAACAAAAATCAAATGCCTCAACTTGAGTCACCAATCGAGCGCAGGTTTGCCGAATACGCACGGTCAAAAGGCTGCAAAGTGGTCAAAATGGTTGACCCTTCGGACCCGGACGCCCCGGACAGGGCTATCATGATGCCCAATGGTTTTACTGTGTACATGGAATTCAAACGCCTGGGAAAGAGGCTGAGAGAGGGTCAGGATCGATATTTGTCATGGCTGGTCGATAATGGCCACCGTGCTGCATGGACTGATAACTTTGAGGATGCCAAAAATTGGCTGGAAAGGATTTTAGAAAAATGAAAACTGTGGACTCATCGGCAATTCTAAAATTTCAATTTGAGTGTTTTTAACCCAAAATAGTGGAGTTTCAGTATTTTCTCAAACCGATGAGTTTACCCTTTTGTTTTTCTGGAGAAAGGATTTTTAAAAATGCATGAGAAAGAAATAGAAAAAGAGCTGTCCATATTTTTAAAAAAGGCGGGGTTTTCTCCTGGGCACCCATTCGAAAAAATGACCACCCGGAGTTACAATACCAATCTGCTTAACGTCTGTCAGATGGTCGCAAGCGTGAGACAGAGGTCCGCCGTGGAGTCCTTAAAACGAAGCAAGGACATACGAAACATCTGGATATTTATTGTTCTATCCGAAATTATTAGGTTCCTTTTGACATGAGATACAAAGCACTTGACTATCAGAAAGCAGGAATCCGATTCATGTGCGACCACCCCCATTGCGGAGTGTTTGCAGATCCGGGGGGAGGTAAAACGGCTATGACCCTTGCTGCGTTTTCCCTGCTTCGTAACATAGCGCAGGTCAAACGCGCGTTGATTATTGCGCCGCGCCTTGTGTGTTATGATGTTTGGCCCAATGAAATCCAGAAATGGGACCAGTTCAACGGGCTGACCCACCGGATTTTACACGGGGGCGAAAAAGCCCAGTCTATTTTCCAGGAGGTGGTCGAGCCGAAAGCCGACATTTGCCTGGTTAATCCTGAGGCAACGGATTATCTTTTTTCCTTTTTTCCCGAGCAATGGTTCAAGCGGAAATCCGGACCCCCCGTAGATATGCCATGGGATATGCTGATCATTGATGAGTCCAGCAAATATAAAAACCAGGGGTCTGTGAGATTCAAAGCCTTGAAAAAATATCACAAACTATTTAAACGCCGTGTGATTTTGACAGGCACCCCAACTCCTAATGGGATTATGGACCTGTGGTCACAAATTTACCTACTGGATTCAGGAGCCTCCCTGGGCAAAAACATCACAGAGTACCGAAAACGATATTTCGACGTATCGAATACTTATACGTCCCAGTACAACACATGGGAGCCAAAGCGGGGTGCGGCCGATGCGGTCCGGAAACGGGTAGCGCCGTTTGTAATCAGATTTGATGAAAAACAATTTGCTGAGTTGCCTCCACTGGTAATCAACAAGATAATGCTCACGCTCCCGGAAAAATCTGCGTCTTATTACCGCAGTATCGAAAAAGACATGCTCGCAGAATTGGACCTGACTGGCACGGTGTCATCGCTATCTGCAAGTGCGAAATATCTGCTATGTCGCCAGATTGCCAGCGGGCAACACTATGACCCCGAAGACAAAAGCAAAGTCCATCATGTACACGACACAAAGACTGAGTGTCTGCAAAATGTCATCGACGAATTGCAGGGCAAGCCCCTTTTAATCGCGTACTATTTCAAACACGATCTAGTAGCGATACGAAAGAAATATCCAAAAATCCCAAATATCGGATCCGACACGGACCCCACGGAGATTGTGGAGATCCTCAAACAGTGGAACACCGGGGGATTGCCACTACTCACAGTGCACCCGGACAGTATGAGCCATGGGCTCAACATGCAGGCAGGCGGGTCTGATTTGTTTTGGTACACACTGACCAATTCTCTAGAGTCCTTTTTGCAACTCAATAAACGGTTACACCGGCGCGGTGCTCGTGAACAGGTGCGCATACACATACCCATAGCCAAAGGGACAGTTGACGAGGCCGTTGCAAGGTCCTTGACCGCAAAAGAGAGAAAGCAGAAATCTTTATTGGACGCCTTGCGAGAATATCGGGATTCCAGACGCGGGAATGACCTATTGAAAGTTTAGGGGACTTCCGGAGCCGTTGCGGTAACACTGCACACGTACACAGTCAATTCCACGTGTGCGTCGCCCCCAAAAGATGTCCCAATATAGGGCACCTCTATATTATCGACTAACAGATTTCCACTGGCAGGAAGATAATCCATTTTACATGCCGCTGGTATAGAGTATGCTTCCCCAACGCCTCCATGTGTTACCGTTGGAGCTATTAGGCGAGTGGATGCACCCGCTGGTGTTGCTATCTCCAGCCCGGCACCGTCCATCCGGAACAAGCTGTAATTAGTGTCCATTGTCTTGGTAATGGACCAGGTTTTTGCACTGAGGTCGATTGATACCCACCGGCCTGTGGTGACAGTAGACCCCGTTGTGGTGAGTGAATTCGTGAACCCGTCATATCTGAGCTTATGGGTCTGTATGTCCCCAGTTAATCCACTTGCAGAATGTTCGGATGCGGCCTGAGTTGTTTTATACGGTGTTCCGATAATGGATAGGATGTCTGATTGAATGGTTACGACATCCGCCAGGGGGACCCCATTATTTAAATACGTTACGATCTCATTGACCCTTGTATCCCGGGAGTTCATCCGCTCATTTTCCCACTCAACGGCCGGTTGTTCCCCCGCTACCCACCCAAGGTCTATTTTTGCATTTGATGGTACTGCTATGCTGCCAGCACTTGCCCATACCCGTAAAAGATCAATTCCAGCTCCCATGGTATTACTCCCAGTTTAGTATCAAAACATTTACCCCAGGCAAAGTGGGGCCAAAATATTCGATCAAATTTCGTTGATGAACGCTGATTGCACTGTCCAGTTCGATCCGGATATGCATTACATCCGATACGGTGATAGCGCACCCAACACCGAAGGATTCCGTTATCCAGGTATACAGTTCTGGTATTGAAGGGCCCAGGTTCATAACCCGGGAACGGATGTACAACAACTCACGATAGGTTTCATCGTCCACTAGATCCTCGGAATCCAGACCAAAGAGCGAGGTATATAACCCGCCGGCGGCGGGGTCAGACAGGGTACCATATCCTTTGTTTTGGTCGTTTACGGGATCCGCTGCGGCCTTGTATGCGAAAATAATGTCAGGATTAGTTTCATAGGGCCTCGGATATCCGAGCAATTGCCCGATCCGGTCCAGTTCAAAATTTTCTGCAGTCGCCAAAAATCTTCCGAATAGCAAGTGATCAATTATGGCATCTGTATCATCAAAACGTTTACCTATGGCCTCGATAAAAGCCACCCATTTTGGGGCATCCCGATACTGGTCTATGATACGATAGACCATTTTCCTTGTGGCCAGGGTTGTCATACCACATTCACAATCGATATCTTAGCAAGTTCCGTACCTGCGTATTCATCCGGCACAATCTCTATAGTATCGCTGGATGTTGGGGACGCTGTTTTACTAATCAGTATTTCCACGATCTCATGCCCAGGAACAACATTGGCCGGGGTGTAAATTTGGGAGGACACAACATCATCGCCCAGACCAAACGCAGGGATTACCGATCCATTGACAGTAAAATTACCATCGAAAAAATCAACAATATTTTGTTTCATCAGTGCATCCCCATCACCAGGGTACCCCGTTTTCTTACGGGTGCGGACGGTAACGTAAATAGGCACTTCTACACCATAGGACCAGGTGACCGGCCAGATGTCACCTGTGATTGGGTCATCATAATTGTATGTGTTGTTGCCATAAAAACCAACGCCCCCGCCCACGTTTTCAAATAATGTTTGGCCTACGACAGATTCCACGCCACCGTTTACAATTGCCCACAGGCTGTGAGGTGGTATCCCCTGCGAGTCGGTGGTATCATCAGTATTCTGCAGTACACTGACCTCGGTCACCCCATCAATATCCGCTAGTCTACGATGTATAGCAGAGGGCGAACTGTTACCCGTTTGATTGGCTGCCAGTTCGCGGCGGATCCTTAGGTCTGCATCTGTTTCTTCCAGCGCTCCGGGGGACGCATCTGCGACGTTGGTAACAGAGGCCCAGCCGTATCGGGGATTGTTTATTTTTGTGAGGGTCCCGGACGCGGCCTCAATCGCCCCTGGGTTAACCGCCGTTGCGGTAACCAGCTCTGTACCGGATGGCGCAACCGTCGTATCTGACTCGATAGCAAAAGGTTCACCCACTGCAGGGTCTTCCACTGTATCACCAGCCAGTACAGTTGTGCCGGACCCACTGGCGGTAATCTGTACGGTGGCGGTTGAGTATTCCGCCTCATTTTTATCAATGCCGTTGATTCGCACAATCTGTTCCAGCCATACGCCAATAGCTGACACTGGATCCTGATTGTTTGCGACAAGCTGCACTAATTCATTCTGGTCCGCCACTCTCTCGCAGATTATATTTGTCAGCTGGCCAAAACGTGCGGCGTTATCCGTGTTGACGCCCTCTCCAAAAATCTCATTGAGGTCATCTATAAACTCAGTTTTCACTTCATCAAAAGTATCTAAATAGATACCGGTTTCATCAACATAACTCATATGATAACCTCATCGGATACCGCAGTACTGTAAACAGTCTCCGCGTGGTAAGTTACAATAGCCTGTCTCAAACCGGGCTCAATCCCGTATGAAAATGACACAAGCCGAGACACACCCGGGGTTCTTAGTATCGTTTGCCTAAGTATAGCCGATTTTTGCTCATAAGAAGTCTCCAGTGTGTACATAGCATCGAACCATGGGACTCCTTTTTGAGTGTCAAAATAGTCCTCGCCGAGCACCATCTTGAGCCGCGCGCTAACGTGAGACGCCACCTGGTCCCCGTCGTTAATCGTGGCAAGGTCTCCTGTATCCGTCAAACCCATGTCACCATCTTCAAATGATATATCCACACTCATTCAGCGCTCCACTTCGTTTGCCCTGGATCCCCGAGGATTACCGTGCCCGCCACTGGGCCCGTACCACCGCCAGGGATTGCCCCAATAGCATTGAGGGTGCCTGTATCATCTTCCCGCAGGATAAACCCGGCGCTTGTTTTTACATACAGGGCTGTGGACGCTATCGTTCCACCGCCAGCGACAGATCCCGGAGTAAATCCAGCGGCGTTGCCCCCAGTAAAAGTAAACGCAATCTGGTTAAAAAATACACCCAGGTTTAGTATGGATATTTTTAAATCCGGCGGCGTTGTAATTGTGAATGTACCACCAGAGATTAGCGACCCCGGAGCATGCTCAATTGTACCCGCGTTAGTAAAAGCCAGTTTTAGAGTCATATCAATACCTCAAGATGCCCGTTAATCGTAACGGACCCAGTGGGTGTGAACTCAATAACGCCGCCGGTTAAGGCCTCTATTTTAGGGTTCGTACCAACTGGAACGGCCGTAGCGAATGACTCAAGCCCAGGGATTGCGACCGCATCAGACGCGGAAAATCTCCTGAGATTACCCGGGGATACCAGGCCACCGGAAGTCTTCCAATTGTCGATCGCCCGTTGAGCACAGATTACGATCACCGCATCACCAGCGAGGGGGGTCCAGGTCATTTTCATTGTAGACCCGCCGGGGAAAATCAGGGGCACATCCTCCAAAATGGGTAAGGGTTGTTCTTCCCCTCCCGTGGGTTTAAATTTAATAGCCGGTTGAATGGATACTCTGTTTTTCCCGTCAAAAGAAACAATAATACCAACAAACGATGTATTTACTTCGGCAAGCAGTTCCCGAAATATCGTTTTCAATCCAGATTCTATTGTTTCATTTCTCATTGGAAAAGCGCCTTTACTTTGCAACCATAGTCTCCGCCACGGTTATCTCCATAATACTGGATTTCATCGACTACGTAAATACCGGAATCGGAAATTTCGGATCTCAATTTATTTGACTTTTTATTTTTCGCCCGGATAGCCAGCTGTTCAATTTTCCCGGGAACGGAATCATCCTGAATTTTGATTAACCCCTTGGGTTTCATCGTGGACAACATAAGGGTATTGCACTCGATCCCGTCGGTGGTCACAACTGGATCACCAATCAAGCCGGTGCTGTGCGACAGGATGGTAGCAACCCCCGCCGCCGCCGCTGGTTCACCGCGTTCTGTTACGAACAGGGACCCATGTTGTATAGACCAATCGAACTTAAAGGACCACGCCAGGTCATCAAGTACCTTGGACGCCCGTCCGGTAAATGTAGCAGCGAATAATAGCGTCTCAGGCCGGGTAAACTCCATCAATACCGGGACCCCAAATAGACCGGAGATATCCATGATCACAGTGGCGAGGGGAGTACCAGCAGAGTACGAGCGATTGATAAAGGCTACTTGTACCTCTTTCAGCCCCTCGCCTGTTTCGATATCCGTTTGCCATACTGGCCCAGTTTTAATGTGGGTTGCATAGGATTTTTCCGGGTCCCAGGTGCCTTTGAAAATCGTACCAAGGGCCTCTTTGTATCCCGCGCGAAATTCAATAGCCTGTAACCCTGGGCCGAATAATTTTCTTTGGCTTTCGGACAGCCCATATATTGTTATTTTTGCAGTGTTTGGCTCGCTTTTTGATGTGGCCAAAACATCAAAGGACATATCGTAATCAGTAAGGTTTATCTCTTGCCCACGGGTAAGTAATCTCAACTCAGTTCGCCTGTCAAATAACAGACTCACAACACGGTCCCTTTTTCGACGTACAGCAGAGACCAACGGGAACCAAAATTATCGAAGTCCGGATCTTCCCCGAGGTCTGTCCCATCCACGCACCACAGCTCACCCAATTCGCGGATCGCATACGGGCGCAACAGATTAATACCATTGACCACAGCGGCGCCGTTGACTTTCTCTGTAAGGGATTGTCCTGATAAACTATAAGTCCAATATAGCCCAGTGAGGTTCCAACGAAACAGGAGATCTATATCGTGACCGTCAAGATTTATACTCAAAATGAATTGTTTACTGGGCGTAATTGGTATCTCACGTATTGCCATAGTTAACCACCAAACGCTGCGAGGCCCTTGTCATAAAGATTTTTCAGTATCGAGCTTTTCTTTTCTGTTGGATTCTTCGCCGCTTTTGTACCCAGGTCTTTTGTTTTATCCTGTTTTGTTTTGGATTGAGCGTCTTTATCTCTCTTTAACTCATCAGGCAAAAGCCCCTGGTCAAAACTCTGGACCTCAGAAGACACCTGCTCAACGTGTTTCGCAGAGACCCGGAAAAAGAATCCCTCGCCATTTTGAGGATTGAAGTCGGGCTGCAATGCATCGATCATCATATCTGAGTAGTCGAATGTGCTGGGTGTGATTATTGTAATCAGTTCGTTCCTGTCTGCCAGGTCAATCAACTTATCCCGTTTTGTCTCCCACGACTCATCGTCAAATCCCGCACCGCCGGCGAAATCTGACACAGCCGATTTGACAACATTGGTTATCGAAAAATCCGGGTCAAGAAATTCACAGTCCAAGGTCACTCCAACAGGCTTTTTGTATCTTGAGTCCGAAACATCAACACCGACATCGACCCGTTGTGTGGGTATATCCCATTCAAAAATAGGTACTTCATAAACCAATACATCAACTCTTATATTACCTATTGTCACAGGTGTTGAGCCAAATAAATCTTTGAGTTTTGATGGGTCTTTTATTACACTGATAATGTCAGGCATCACTCAACTCCACTGGCAGACGCGGTAACCGCACGACTCATTTCGGACCCAAGGACATCCTTAACACGACGGGCAAAACCCTCGCCAGATTCCCCGGGTAACTGAGTTACATTAAATACATTGCTCTGATTAACGCCGGTAGTTCGCGTCGAGTTACTGTTTACTACAGACGCGGCGGCCGCGCGTGCTGCACCCGACGCGCCAAGGCCCGCGCCTGCGGGAGCGCCGCCGGAACCAGGGAGTAATCCTGACAACGCATCACCGCCAGGGAGTTTTTGAAGCAATTCGGACCCTGGTAGGAGCCCTGCTAACGCATCACCGCCAGGGAGTTTTTGAAGCAATTCGGACCCTGATAGGAGCCCTGCTAACGCATCACCGCCAGGGAGTTTTTGAAGCAATCCGGAAACTGCCCGGATTGCCCCGGTCACGGCACCAATGATGGTGTCTTTAATTCGCACGGCAACGTCACCGATAAAACTGAGGACTCGACCCCATACATCCACATAAAAATCAAATATTTGATTTATAATCGGCCACAGGTCGTTAACTGCCCAGGTGATAATATCTTCAACTGCGTCAACCCCAGCCTGCCATAGACTGGGGATCGTCTTCGTAAAAAAATCTGTAATCGACCCGACAATTTTAACAAGGGCGAGGTCAAATTCCTCCGGGGTCATCCCCAGCAAAGACGCGATAAACGGGCGCACGTTCATGTGCGCGAACTCAGCTATTTTGTCACCGAGTTCACCCAGGAGAGATTCCCCGCCAGTGAAAAAATGATATAGGTCCTCACCCAATAAAAACAGGAGCGCTAAGACCCCGGCGATCAACAGGGGGGTAAGCCCGATAGCTGCGTTCATAAGCGTGGTTGCCAATGTTGCGGCTTTCACAGCTTTTGCAAAACTGACAAAGGCAATCAGTGTTTTGGCTGTGATCATCGCAGCGATTGCGAGACCTACCAGCTTGGTAGCGTTCTCCAGTCCGCCCATGAGGTCTACTAACCGTTTGACCCATGTGATCAGCCAACGGATCCCACTGGCCAGCCATGTGAGGGCCTTCGTAATCCGGTCTGCCCATAGCGCGATATTGACTTTTATAAGTTCAGAGTTTTCCGCAATCCAGTCGCGAGTACTTTCAAGCAAAGGCGCCACGCCGGCGCCAATGAGACCTGCTAAAGATTCCTTGGTCGAATCCACAGCGGCTTCCAGATGGTCGAGCGCCCCGAAGAACCGGATTGCACCCTCCCGGCCTTCATCGGTCTGGAGATTCATCTTTGCCTGAACTGCCAGTAAATCTTCAATGGAATCCATTTGGGTCCGGAGATAACCAACGGTCTTGCCTGCGTCCCGGCCAAGGAGGGCGACCGCTGCGGCCTGTCCCACCTGGGCATCTTCCACATCTTTCGCAGCTTGCAGTACTGTCTTGAACTGTTCCTCTGCGTTTAATTTCTTGAACTCACTCAGCTCAATATTGACGCTTTTTAACGCTTTTTGGACAATCGTAGCGGACACGGCGCCGGATTTAATGGCCCCCATGGTCTTGTTAAGGAATACGAAGTTTTTCGTTACACTCTCAACGGACCCGCCAACGGCGGACAACATCCGACCCCAGTCCTCAACCGCCTGGGCATTGACTTCGTTGGCGCGGGCCATAAAGGTCTGTACTGCAGTGGCTTTATTGACGACCGTGACAAACGCAGACACCGCAACGGCGGCGACACCGACAGCAGCGGCGACACCCTTTATCGTATCTGTAACAGATTTGGTTTGGTCTTCGAAGGATTCAAGGTCTTTGGAATCAACTTCCCATCCAAGAAAAGCGACCAGTTCCTCTACATAATTACCGGCCATTGGACGCCCTTTCGGCTCGTTTTATCTCCAGCTGGTCGAGATGTATTTGATAAAACATGTATTCCTGCCTGTCCAAAAATTCCGGTGCCGTCCAGTTGCCAACGGCGTCAGGGTCGGAGTTAAAAAAGCGGGCGACTGAACAGATCTCAGCCTCCCACGGCGGAATTGTCAACCTCCGATGGTTGTCTTCATTTGATCCTGAATCCGGGAGGCGAAACCGCCGAGCTTCGTCCCCAGTTCGGAAAAAACCCGGGGCCAATTACCCTTAACCCCATGGAAGATTATCATGTACAGAATCCAGGGGGTCTCTGCTATCTCGTCAATGTCTTCCAAAGAGCGAACTTCTTTACCCCCGATTATCGCGTCCTTGCATAAAGATTCCGCAAGGTCCCAAATCAGATCGTAATCATTTTTACCAAGTGTCCCGGCAATCGCCGCAACCTGGGCCTCCTGCCCATTGGCGCCTACAGCACCGGAGATCGCGGATAACAATTGCCCCGCACATGTATGGAAAACGCGCCCGGCGTCTCGCTGTTTTAGCGGGATAAGCTCACACTTTATCGGGCCATCCGCGCCGGGTACATCAAAAATAATATCAGTAATTTTCGCCCTCTTACTCATTATTCAAATGCTCCTGCCAGGGTCATTGTGCCCCGGGTAAATTGCCATACCCAAACGTTTTCTGAGTTGGATTTTTGTTTGGTAAATGACGGCATAGTCTTGATTTTAGTGGACCCTGCGAAGAAAGTATCCCCTACACTGGACTTGTCGATCAGGGTGACAGGGAAGGGCACACCTGACGCAACCAGTGTAGTAAAAACCGCATTGGATGCAGAATGTTGGCCCAGGGTTACCGTGATAGTTCCCGCGCGATCTTTGAGATTGACGTGACGGTTCTCACCGTCCACGGATTTGTGGACTTCGCCAAAATCTGAATCGAAAGTGACCTCTACCATTGCGTCTTCACCGTACCCACGGACACTGTGAGCGCCAAACATGGCGGTAAATTTTTCCGGGTCGAAGGGTTTATAGTCTGCCATTGCTCAGCTCCTTAAATTGTCCAGGTACCGATTATCTGATAATCCGTTACGCTGCTGTTGAGATACCCCTGGAAAAAATCCGGAAGTTGCATATAATGAGAGGCTCTTTCCGCCTGTGTAAAATCATCCGCATCAGGTGGAGTAACTGTGAATGGTCTCTCGACTGTATTGACTAGAATGCGTCGGCGGATTGCTTCCTCACCAGTTTCCAAAACGATGTTTGCAATCGCGGTAATGGTCACATTGTCAAATGCTGTTAGCGGTTGATTCATTTGATAGCTAAATGCCGCGCTGGCGATGGTATTGGTAAACCAATCACGCCCGACCATAATCCGCAGTTCTTCGCCGCCGAAAGTCAAACCGTCGTAAAGATATGTAAACCCAGCGACCGCTTCAATGACATTGCCGCCTTTGCCGGTTACAACGTCCGTCAAAGTTTTCGACAGGGACGCGGTGTATCCGGATTCTGTCACGCCAGTAAGGTCTTCCTGAGCAAAACTGATTGAGCCCTCTTCCCCAGGAATAACACAACCAAGTACAGCTGCTTCAGGAATCATTTTAGAGCGGTCACTGATGTTTTCATAATAAATGCCCATGGTCCGCTTGTACCCGAGGGCCTGCAAATCGCTGAAGATGTCCGTGTCTACAGAACTGTTTTTAATATCAGTATCGTCTGCAGTGACCACAGCAAACTTCGGGATCGCTTCGACTTTGGATGCCATCGCGGTCATCTCAGTTGCACGGGCCTCGTCAGTAGCGGTGGTAAACTTGGCGGTGTAAAAAACACCGGTGTCGTCAACCGCTCTCAATGCATCAATTGCATCGCCAATAGATTCCGCGTCAACGCCTTCAACGGCCGTTTCGTTTGTTGTGTCCAACAGTGTCGAGATATCTGTACCTGATGCGGGGGATACCGCCTCCATTGTCACGTAAACTGCAGCGGCTCCCGTCCCCGGCATGGTCATGACCAACCGGCCATATACATCGTATGACCATACAGCTGTATCGAGCCCGACAACATTTGGCGCTACAACAGCCTGTACAGCATTGGTCAAAACTGTGGGCAGCTGGCTAATGTTCGTCATGCTGGAAAAATCGATTGCGGTTACATCATCTTCATTCGCGGGAGTATCCACGTCAACGACCCGAATCGAGCCGTCTGTGATTGCTGTCCATGTGGCCAATGTGGTCTCATGGTCACCCGCGACCCAATAAGGATTGGACGCAGTCTGAGCCCATCGGGCGATTTGCAAGGATGCAGCAACTCTTTTTTGTTGAAAATGCAGATTTGCAAATGCATACGGGTACCCAGTGCTAAGCAACGTATCGGCAAAATCGGATTTTGTAACTTCCACGTATCGTCTATCCAGTGGGATTTCATCTGTATCGATAAAATATACCGCTTTACGCAGGGATGCGGGGACTACAACCGCAGTCTGCAACAGCGCCTGGACGTCCACGCGATCTGTAATTTGTACACCTAAAGCCATTTAGCGACCTCCTAAAATCTGTTACAGATTATCCCATCCGATAATCTCAACGTCGTCATTTTCTATTGTACCGTTAATCGATAATTTATCAACCACTTTGTTAGACTCGTCTAACGGACCGGGGTCAACAAGTTTGGTACGGTAATTAAAAACATAATCCGCCTGGTAGCGGGGTTGGTATTGTGCATCGCGTACACCAGACAGATCCCGCAAACCGGAAAAACTGAGCAGAGATGCATTTATATCGTAAAAAGGTTTTCTCCCGTTTAATGTACGCTTTACATTGAACAGGTCTATGATCATTCTGGCGCCATCTATGTGGTACACATTTACAGACACTGTGACCGCAGTATGGGCCACGTATGTTATCTCCACATCACCGGGGACTGCACCCGGTTCCACAGAAAAGTCCGCGTGCGTGTGGGGCACCGCGCCGATTATGTTGTACGTTGCGTACCCTGTTGGACATGGATTCTGACCGTTCTGATTTGCAGCGTAAGCAAATGT